GCTCTCTTTGCTGCTCCACACTTTGCTTTGTTATGGATCATTAACACAACTTCGTCAGATCTACACGTTCGCACTATATTCTCGAAATTACTTCCATTTCCAGAACACAGTACGGCTAATCTCATTGATGTGGGTTATATAAAACTAAGGTACAAATGATAGCACATATCAGCACTATCGCAACTCCAATAATTATTAGATGCATTTTATTATGTAGGTAATTGTTTGATCATTTCTTGCACATTGTCTCTAAGTGTATCATAAAATGTGTGGTTAACATCACTTGGATTCATACCAAGCATTGTTGCAGCATTTTTAACTTGCTCCACCATTTGTTTGGCATCAGGGTCGTCAGATAATGTAACACGCATGTACATAGTCTGTTGGAGATTGATCAGTTCGATCATCTTTGCCAACTGTTCTTTCTTCTGAGGTGTTGTAAGCATTAACCCCATCTTATTAATTTCAAGATAGAGATCTTGCATTCTGTTTAGTTCGTCACGAACTACGTCAGACTCGAAAAACTTCATTCTGGATCTTCTTTTGGTGGTTTACTTCCTTGCTCAGACTGTACCCATAGTTCTGAGGTAGGTCCTTGCTCAATTTCACGATTGACATTGAACATTTGCTTTTCTAATTTAGCAACTCTTGCTTCTAAGTCACTATTATAAAGTTCAGACATATTGATGTTTAATGATACTCTTATATTTACCCAAGTCCACACTCAGGAATGGGTCGTACTTCACCACCTTGTTACGGAGTGGTTTCCAGACTATCTCGTCATTGATTGTTTTATCAAAATCTGAGATAAAATGGAAGATCTTGTTGAATATTGTGAGTGTTTCTATACTTATCTTACCACCTAACTGTGCTTTTATCAAGGGGGGATGAACTGATGTTACATTGAATAGATCATCAAACCTATCACATATATCATATAGTGTCTCTACATCTTCTTTGAACCTATATCTCAGAGATTCTTTGCGTTTGATATACTCAGCATAGTTCTTGGCACCTTCTCTGACTAGAGTTGCAGGATATACCTTGTCCTCTGTGATAAAATTAGCTACAAAAAATTCGCGTAACTCGAAGTTCTTGAATTTTCTTGAGAGTTTGACAAAAAAGAACTTATCTTTTCGTTGATCAAACGAGACCTGTGATGCCTTAGCATTTCCACCGTATTGGAAATAATCGTAAGTGTCGGAAGTGAAATGAAGTTTCAGAGCAAGATACATCTTGTAAACTTCAAATCCTGTCACAGTTTCAAAAATCCCTTGCTTGTACGTTTCATAAAATTTAGACGCTGTGCATCATATTTTAATTTCTCTTTTAATGGTTTTGATATCAATTTATTGATACCAGTCATTTCTATATTTCGATCTTCGCAGAATTGGACAACAGCTTCAATGTAGTTAAGAGTAGAATCTTTTACGATCTTCTCTATCTCCACTGAAAACTTTGCTGATGTCATAAAATTTTCTTCAAAGACCTCATCAATTTTACCACTCACCGTAGGCTCCTTTATAGGTGTCGATATATTGCTTGAGTTCTCTAGCATACTTAAACTTGTCATAGATTTCAAATGTCTGTGGTTCACCTGTCTCACAGGCAATTATGGTTACGAGCTTCTTGACCATAAGACCAGTTAGCTCTTGAAACATTATAGCATACGCTGTCTCTTGTGCAAAGTAGTCGTGTATCCACTCTTCACGTTTAGTCTTAGTTGATGTCTTGAAATCTATTATTGCTAGTTCTCCTTTATACTCTGCAATACAATCCACTCGACCTGCCAATTTCAGTACCTTAGAACTTAAAGGTGCTTCAAGGGCATGTATGTTGTTAATACTATCTAGGTAGGGTTTAATCTGGTAGAATAACCCCATAGATAGTGGATCATCTTTATACTTACTGATACTCTCATTAGAAAGATATAATTCAGCAAGTTTATGGCACTTGTTACCACGAGTCGAAGCACGTTTAGAAATTTTATTTGCTTCTTCCTCTCCAACTTTATTCCTCCATGCCATAATAGCCTTCTTTTTAGAATGACCTATGACAGTAGTAACAGAAGGATAGAAAGTATCGCCAACACAATACCTCCTACCCTCTTTTGTAGTTGTTGCTGTTAACTCTGGAAAGTTATGTATGTTTAAATGTTTAAAGTCCAAGATTTATTTTGCTAATCAAATAAGATTTGACTAGACCAGATCTCACGATATCATCAATGCCAAATTCAACGCTTTCAAACTCATCCATGTCGTCAATAATTTTCTTAAAGTCCATGATACCAGTTTTCTCATGTGCTTTCTGTAAATCAGTCTGAGCAGCATCACCTGCAAAGACAATCTTACTATTAACACCAAGTCTTGTTATTATACTATCTAATTCATGAAAATTCAAGTTTTCTGATTCATCAACTAAAACGATAGCATTATCAATGGTTGTTCCACGTATGAATGATGTAGACCAGAACGATACTGTGTCCTGTGCTTTTAGATTGCCATATAACATTTCAAATGATGGATCATCAGGCATCTCAAACATAAATCTTACCATATTTTTATATGGTATCTGATATAAGTTTGCTTTGTCTTCATGGTCACCTGGTAAGAAACCAATCTCTCTAGTTGGAACTAATGACCTTACGATGTATAGTTTTTTGTAAGGTGTTGCTTCGTTTAGTATATCTCTAAGTGCAAGATACATGGTAATGAATGATTTACCAGTTCCTGCTGCACCAAATAAAAATAGATGCTTATTATTCTGCCATGCATCAAACACCTTCTCCTGTGATGGTGTAAGAGGTTTAATATCAATTAAGTGGTCTGATCCGATTGGTTTGCGTTTCATTTGTCTTGTTGATAGTCCAACCATTGTAGGTTGCTTCTTGCTTTTTACGGGCATACTTAAATTTTCTCGAAGTTAGCGTAGGGATGATGTTTTTTGACGTTGTTCAAGCGATCCTTGAAACCTTGTGGAAGTTTGTTTTGGTAGTCACCAACTTCACTGACAGCAGACATAGTTCCTGCTTGCCAGTTCTTCTCCCAGTTGGGATTATCTTCCCTCCACTTTTCATATGCTGAGATTGTAAGGTTAAGTTCTTTCTCTTCACCTGTATTATAATTCTTTACTGGATATAATGGCATTACTTATACTCCCAATTTAATGCGTTACTACAGATAGGAAACTGTTGTTTGAAAATCTGCCTAACTTCATGTACTAAATCCATATGTTCTTTCTGTGTTCCATGTGCACTACGTAAATCTATATAGTGAATCCATGACCGAACACTTCCTGTCATGTATAACCTAGTGGGTGTTGCTAACGGGAGAACAAACCTCGCACACTCCTTCGCAATGCCCGAAGCGAGGAGTTCATTGTAGAGATCCATGCTCTCAACGAAATGTTCTGCAATCTTGTTCTGAAGGTCTTCCTTCTTATTCTTGGGGATATCATCTATGGAATTTTGTCTATTTTTTAAATCCTGACTTCTAAGATCAGGTACAGGGATCTCCTCTGACAGGAGATTAGTGTCAGCATATCTCTGACTAAACTCTTGGAAAGTAAACGACCTATGACGTAAAATTTGAGCAGCTAGACCTCTAGTTGTCTCTATTTCAACTGTCATATGTGCTTGCTCAAAGACCGACCAATGACCGTGCTTGATGCAATAACCTAACAAACCAGCTACTACTGGATTTGTTTGATTCTTTGGATTGCTCACTCTCGCTACGTAACCCATGGTCTCTTCTGCCCTTGGTGTCACGCTTAGTAATGTTACTTTCATTTTGTTTTTTAATCATTTTCGCATACCATGCTTCTTGCTTGGTATACCACTCAGGATGTAGTTTAGCTCGTTTTATTAATTTTTTTGCTGCTTTTTTGTCTTTCATGGTGGGTTTTAAATCCTATCCACTCGTTTACTATTTCTACCGACCCAACTGGATACTGATTCCAAAAGAGCATAAAAGAACGCATACACTCAGTTTCCTGATTTTGCCCATTGGCAATGCGTTCGTATTCTCTTAAGTGAGTCAATAGCTCTATTTCATTATTTATTAGTATGGTCATATAGTGCATCAAATAGTTCGTCAGCAAGATCGTCTAGATCTGTAGTTTTAGACTCAAAATTAAAGTCTGAATTCTTTTTTGAAAAAAGATCAGTTGCTTTTTTTGAGATATGCTTTGGAATCGAATTGGGATGGATTGACAGATCCTCCAGTGAATCCGATTGATTTAAGTCTTTTTCCGATTTTGTCATAATAGCAATCAAAAATATTTACTTTAGTACCAATTACGACATCATAATGATCTTCGTAATGTTCGGAACCCTTTTTCATATCTAGATAATTGACTAGGTAAGAATTGGTAGGTAACTTTTTGTTGTTTGCTTCTTTCGGAGTACAAGCAACATGTAGGACAGTAAGAGAATATTTGTCTTTTACTTTTCCTACCTCATCATTACTTTCCCAGATCATCCTCTATTTCCCCATTCGATAGATGGGAATGCTTCTTGGACTACTGCTTTAGTAACTCTATACTTAGATTGTAAGTCTTTATTACATGCAAGAACTAGCATTTCTGCTTCATCTTTGTAAAGTCCTTCTAATAACTGAACAAACAATTGCTCACGTTTCATAGATTTGATGGAACTGTCTCCACCTTTAAAATACCTGTATAATCCACGATATTCGTGATCTATACGAGTATGATCTGTACCTGCAGGTGCATCATTAGCAGTAAAAGGTACATCTCCTTCTGGTAGAAGGAATTTTAATGATTCATCAAAATTGATAATCAATACAGCACGAAGACCATTATTATTATACTCTTGTAGAAGATCTACCTTTTCTTTTTTAGTCTTAGCAGATGAAACCTTTTGAAGGATTTCAGTAACTAGTGCATCGCTTGGTAATTTTTTTGCCATTTCAAATCACAGTTTCGTATATTATATCATTCTTCCTCGTCTTCGTCAAGGTCCTCGTCCATGAACCGAACTGCTAACAGTTCTTCGTTCACATATGATCCGTTCCCATTCAAAAATTCTGGATGAAGATTGTCCATTTGTCGCTTTAGGGTATGTTGGTCTACAGTCGATTTGTATAACCACCCAATTATTCCTCCTAGAATCAAGGTAATAACCATACCTATTGCTGAGAAGAAAAGTATTACATTAGTTTCCATTATTCCCCCGATTAATGTTTATTCTAACACGCACCGAACGATTTAAGAAACTGAAGGTGCGATCTAACCAACTTGGTTGTTCTTCCCTCCTTGCCCTTGGCAACATAATTTCTATACCTTTATTTAGAGTATAACTTTGAACGCTTTCTTTTGCCTTTTTCTTTTTTGTATCTTTCTGCATCAATTAGTATTCCATGTAAATAATTACGAATTTTTCTTGCTTCTGGTCTAGACCAGTTTGGGTAAGCTTCTTTCATCTCAGGATGACCTCCTTCAATCAAAAGATCTAGGTCACCTAACGTGATTCTAATATTTTGCGTAGTTCCACAATTAAGGAAATCATTGATTTCACTTTTTGTTAAATTGTTTTCAACCAGATAGTCGTACATCTTGAATGTGTGCTTATGTGCAAACATTGCGTCATTGACAACTTTTTCGATAATGTCAATAAGTACGTCTTCTTTATCCATTAGACCATGTTATGTTCTCGGAGGTATTTAACAGTTTCACTAGCACCACCCATTTTTCGTCCGTTTATCATAACTTGAGGGAAGGTAGCATCACCCCCAAACTCTTCTTGAAATTGATGACTGTCAAAATGATCGTCTAATTTATATTCCACAAATTGAAAATCTTTAACTTGTAAAATTTTGATTATTTTATCGCAATAAGGACATCCATCCTTTGAGTATACGGTAAAGTTCATAGGAACGTGGTTAAGAAGGCATATCCGATTAACCAAGCACAGAGACCTCCTAGCACTTTATAATACTTACGAATTGGTGTTCCGAAGTATTGTTGCCCTATCATAAGGCATTTGTGTGCGGGTGACAAGAGGTAACCAGAATATTCTGTGGCAAGAAACCAGACCAAATATTTAGGACCGAATATCAGCACCAACGCACTTGTCATTCCTGCATACTTACCAGATGACCCCATAATCCATGCTGCCACTGCTCCAACGATAGAAACAGGTATAATCATGCTAGGGTCTGCTGATTTTAAATATGCCATAACTGGTTCTTTGACCAATCCAACGATTCCACCTAATGCTAACACAAAAGTAGCAATAATGGCAAAATTCTTATCAATGTATTTTCCCCAGTTCCAATCTTTACACAAAATGCTGTAATAACAGCACATAGCAGCAAACCATGGAAAGAAGAATATTGCCCCTGCTTTACCTACACATAATAAAAACCAAAGTGTAGCGATAAAAGGTGCCCAACCACGTAATGCCCTTTGCCAGTCGAAATCACGGATACCATCCATATTTGGAATTACCGATCTAGGATCTACCTTAGAAAAGATATACCACCACGTATAACCCAAACATATGCATAATGGGACAAATGTGTATCCCAACATCTCTCTATATGTTATACCCAATGCTGCCATCGGTAATATAATGGTTTTCTCTAATGGAGACCACCAGTAATAGTGATGAGTGCTCAAATAGTCGATAATGCCATATGCACTCCTTTTCTTCTTGTCAGGAGGTGCTATAGCGTCCAGTAAGGGTGCTGAAAGTGCAACTCTGCCTGGTATAGGCAAAACACCACCTAGAAGCGATGTAATAATAATCATAATGCGATTATCACGAACATATCTCTTGGCGAGCGAATATACATCATCAAGAACATGGTATTCTCGGATAAATCCACCGAGAATCATAATTCCGAAAATATAACCCATATACAGTTCTTTCTGCAAAATGGATTCTACTATTTTAATCATAAAAACCTATAGGGTAAAAAATCACCCGAATTTTTTTTCCGACTTTTTGGTGCTCAAAAAGCGAATTCTCCTGAGAGAAGTATAGTATATTATCTATCTACTGTCAACAGTTTTTATTCAAGTCCTCTGCCATGGTACCACCTATATCTGCACCTTGGTTACCACCGAACATTGCTACCCATCCTGCTGCTACCCATCCTACGAATGGTATACCACTAAGAGCAGGTGCTGCTGCTGCACCAACGCTAGTGCCTACGAGTCTTCCTGTTCCTTCTGCTGCTCCGACTGCTTTGATACATGCTTCGCTTTGCCTTAAAGCAGTTATCTCTGCTGCTTGTCCTGCTGATAAACCAGGTGGTTGATCTATCCACGATCTTTGATTCGATACTGGTGCACCTTGGTTGATCTGACCATCCATAAAGTATTCTTCAGCAACTTTAGTTGTCTCTGTTGCTAGTCCTAAGAATCCACCTTTAGTTTTGATGTCCTTAGAAATAAATGCTGTCTT